AGCAGCCCGGAAGCCTTGGGGGTAATAAAGGAAATGAGCAGCTGCCGGTAGGCCTCGCTGTTGTTCCGGTCGGACACGTCAAAGGAAAGCTCAATGGATCGGGGGAGCACCTTCTTGCTGTCTATGTAGGCTCCGTCCAGCAGGGCGTTTTCCGACAGAACCACAGAGTAATCGCTTGCCTCCAGACCCTCTGCCCGGTACAGCCGGTAAACCGAATCCGCTCCCACCTCAATCTGCCGGGCGCCGATTTGGATGGTGAGCTCCAGAGATCGCTTATCCATAGGCGAGCTCCCTCATGGTGTTCCGAACGGCCCGGGCAGTCTGAGAGGGGGTCTGTACCGGCTGATAGAAATTCAGCACAGGGCTGTTGGTGGTTGTGGTGGTCTGTACCGCCGGCCTGCCGGAAGCCTGCTCCGCCTCAAACCGGCGGCCCAGCAGGGACAGCTCCTGGTCTACCGCCAGCCGCATATTCTCAAACACCCGCTCCGCCTCCTGTTCAAATCCAACGCCAATCCCCTGGGCCATGGGCTTTCCCACCTCCCGGCCGGTTCGTTTGGAGGGGGAATGGATCTCCGCGTCCTCCTGAAACCCGCTGATGATGCTGTCTACAAATCCGTTGATCTTCCGCCTCAGCCAGCTCCCCATCTCGGTGATCCCGTCCCACAGGCCCTTTACCAGATCGGTTCCAATGGAAATGGCCTTTTTCGGCAGCTCCGCCAGGGCTTCCACCACGGAATTGACAAATTTGGGCATCTCCTCTTTGGCTGTGGAGACCATCTGCTTTGTCCAGTCCTTGACCTTCTGGACAACCTCCAGCAACTTGGCCCAGAGCTTCCCCGGGAGCGCCGCCGCGTCTGTGACGATCTGGGCTACAAACCGGGGGATTTCGGTTTTGACCCAGGAAATGATGGCGTTCGTCCAGTCCTTCACTTTCTGAAGCGCTTTCAGGAACTCCGTCCAGAGCTTTCCCGGCAGCTCTGCTGCGTGGGTGACGATCTGGGCTACAAATTTGGGGATTTCCGTCTTGGCCCAGTTGATGATGTCCGCGCCGAAGTCCCGTATCTTCCGCAGGGCGCGCCCAAGCCACAGTCCGATTTTCTCAGGCAGCTCCGAGATAAAGGAGACGATACTGCTGATGAACTTGGGGATTTCGGTTTTCACCCAGGTTATCAGGGCGTCTGTCCAGTCCTTCACCCGCTGGACAGCCTGCAGCAGCCATGCCCATATTTTTCCGGGCAGCTCTGAGATGAACCGCACCACCTGATCCACAAATTTGGGAAGCGTTTCGGTGGCAAACTGGGTGATCTGCGTCCAAGTGTCTTCAAAGGATTGGACGATCCGCTGGCCGTATCCGCTGATCTGGCCCACTAACCAATCCCACAGGGACTGGATCCCCTTCCAGAGGGATTGCAGAATCGCCTCTCCGGCAGGCTCCATCTCCTCTGACTGATTCAGGAAGGAATCCAGCAGTCCCATAAGGATTTGAGACACAATATCCGGGATCCGTACCAGGATATCAAGGAGGCCAACCAGCAGCTGCGCCGCCAGCTCGATTCCGGCCCCGATGAGCTTGGGAGCGTTCTCAACGAGCGCTACCGCTAATTTTTCGATGATCTGGGGCAGACGGTCCAGCAGCAGAGGAAGTGCGTCAATAAGCCCCTGTGCCAGAGCAAGCACCAGCTCGATTCCCGCATCCACGGTCTGATCCAGATTCGAAATCCAGGCGTCAATAAAAGTCAGCAGGGCGTCAACCGCAATTGGAATCAGCTCTGGGAGCGATTTTGAAAGCCCCCTTGCCAGCTCGGCCATTGCCTGCGCCCCTGCGGAGAGGATTTCCGGAAGCGCCCGTATAAGCCCCTGCGTCAGCTGCCTGATCAGGTCGATCCCGGTCAGAACCAGCTCCGGGGCAATGGAGAGGATCCCATCCGCCAGCGCGGCGAGGATCTCCACGCCGCTTTGTGCCAGTTCCGGAAGGCTTTCCCGGATACCGCTGATAAAGGACTGGATCGTGCCGACAGCGGTTTGAATCATCCCAGGGGCGGCCTTGGCAATTTCAGCGGCGGCCTGGGCGAACACAGTGCCGATCTCCGCAACCAGCCCGGAAATGCCGCCAGTCTCCAGCGCCTGGGCCAGTTGCCCTACATATCCAATCGCGGCGGAGACAGCTTCTTTTGCGGGCTCTTCGATTTCCTCATAAAACTGGATCCCGAGCCCTTCCAATGCGGATTTCAGGATCGTCAGCTGCCCCCGAAGGTTGTCCTGCATGGTGTCCGCCATGTCCTGGGCGGCGCCGTCCGCACCTGCTATGGCCTGGGTGAGCTTGTTAAAGTCCGCTTCGCTGGCGGTCACAATGGCAAGGAATCCGGACATGGCCTCCTGGCCTGCGATAGACGCGGCAGCTTGTGCCTGCTCCGTTTCGGATAGCTCCGCAAAGCCCGCCCGCAGCTCCCCCAGAACCTGGGAAAGCGGCTTCATGGTGCCATCGGTGTTCTGCGCCTGAATGCCCAGGCCTTCCAGCGCTTCCGCAGCATCCTTGGGCGGCTTCACAAGCCGGGTCAGGGTGGAGCGCAGGGCTGTTCCCGCCTGCTCCCCCTTGATGCCCGCGTTTGCCATCAGGCCCACGGCAACCGCCACGTCTTCAATGCTGTACTTTAAGGAACCGGCCAGGGGCGCCACATACCGAAAGGTGGCCCCCATCATGCCGACGTTGGTATTGGAGGAGGCGGAGGCCTTGGCCAGCACATCCGCAAAATGTCCGGCGTCACTGGCGGACAGACCGAAGGCGGTGATAGCGTCGGTGACAATATCCGAAACCGTTCCCAGGTTTTCCCCGGAGGCGGCGGCAAGGTTCATGATCCCGGGCAGGCCGTCCAGCATTTCCTGGGTCTTCCAGCCGGCCATGGCCATATAGTTGAGGGCTTCGGCGGATTCCGAGGCGCTGAACTTGGTGGACGCGCCCATCTCCTTTGCCTTTGCGGTGAGGGCGTCCAGCTCCTCTCCGGTGGCCCCGGAGACAGCCGCAACCTGAGACATGGCCGCTTCAAAGTCAGATCCGACCTTCAGCGCGTATCCCCCAGCCGCAGCCAGCCCCGCAGTCACTCCGCCAATCACCTTGGTGATTCCGCCCAGTGCCTTGCCCGCAACGCTTCCAAGAGCGGAAAGACCCTTTTGAAAGCCGGAGCTGTCCAGGCTGGTATCAAATTTTACAGAACCGTCATATCCAGAAGCCAATTATCTCGCCTGCCTTTCTTTGCAGGCGCTTGCTCGCTACTTTTTAGTAAGTGCGGCTATTGGCTCTGTTTTTCTTTTGGGGTAATGTATAGTAACTATTTTTTTGCAGCGGTGACATTTGATTTCTCCATGAATGGAGTCAGCCTTTAAAAGGAGCTGCCTGCAAATGGGGCAGCAAATTCGTATCACAAATTCCTCCTCCTTTTTATAATGTGATGAACAATTGCTTATTGCGATTTTTTATGCTAAAATGTGAAAAACAGCGATGGGAGATTGACAAAAAATGCTTGCTTTTTATTTGACTTTGTGCTTTTTATATCCGGTTTCCTTTATTGTCGCGATCGTTTTTCTCATCGCGTGGGGAACAAGGAAGGATAAACACAATCCCAAGGTTAAGCGAATGCTGATCGTCTGCATTGCATCCGCCGGTACATTTTTGTGCTCCTTTTCTCTGGCCATGGGGTTTTCCAACGCCCCGGCTGTAAAAGCATATCTGGCAAAGGCGGAAGCTTCGCCGGCGGTTTCCTCAGCGGCTTCCCAGGAGATCACATCCTCCGCGCCCGCCTCATCGGAAGCGCCAGAGCCTTCCCAGCCGGCGTCCTCCCGGGAAGAAGCCTCCCGGCCCGCTTCCTCCGGGCCCCCGTCCTCCTCTGCACCTGTTTCCTCCAAAGCGGAATCCTTCCAGCCTGCATATTCCGATCGCGCTTCCTCCGCCCCGGCTTCTTCGGAACCGGCGTCCTCTGCACCGGCGTCCTCATCGGCCGAATCCTCTGCGCCTGCCTCTTCCGGGACTGTATCCTCAAGAGAGGAGCCCCAGTCCTCAGAAGCCCCATCGGAAGTACCGCCGCCTGCCAGCTCCGCGCATCCGGCTGAATCCTCTCCGGCATCCCAGCCAGCGCCCCGGGAGTCTGCACCCGCCTCTTCGGAGGGCCAGTCTTACGATCCCATTGATCACGGAACCAATCCCGGAGAACGCACGGTGTACTGGGGAGAATCCGGCACAAAATATCACATTGATTCAGGATGCCGTTCCTTCAAGGGGAACACGCCCCATTCCGGAAGCATTGCGGACGCCGTTGCCGCAGGCCGGACCGGCTGGTGCGGGATCTGCTCAAAGGGAATGGGCTGACAGATCCCCACCGTTCATGAGCACCTGCATGATTTCCGTCTGCTTCTCCTGATCGCTCCGGCTTTTCCGGCTGGGAAGGGCGTAGGCTTCCTTCAGCTTGCGGAGACGCGCCTTTTCCTCCGGGGACGCCTTTGGATCGATCTTCATCTCCCGCCAGCCCATGATCTTCATCAGCATGGTTTCCTGGGACAGGGACTGGAACAGAGCTCTGAACTGCCACCAGTGGAGGGAGGCCGCTGTCAAATCAATTCCATACTGCTGCATAAAGGCGGCGTACAGATACCGGTCATCCGCCAGGAAATCATATGCCTGCCGGACGTTCCCGGCGCTTCCGTTTCCGGAATGTCCGGCGCTCCCCGCGGCCCCAGACGGGGCCGCTTCGCATTTGTAAAAGGATACGGCCCTCTCCAGCGCCTCCCCGATATCCGCCGGGGATTCATAGTAATAGAGATTCAGGGCGGATTCCAGCTTCTGCTCCCGGCTCAGTTCCGGATCCAGCATGGCCAGCTCGAAGAGGATGGAAATCCGGAAATCCGTCCGGATGGGGACCTGCTCCCCCTGGATTTCCACTGACTCAGGAAGGGGATCCACCAGCAGGCAGAAGCTGCTACTCATGGCATGATTCCGCTTCCAGCTTGTTCAAGGCCTCCCGCAAAACATCCACCCCGAACCGATTCTGTTTGGATTCATGCCGCTGTGCGCGGTTCGGATGGTAGTCCGACAGGGGAGGAGCCGCAATTTGTTCCTGATACCCCCGCACCTCGGAGACAATGTAATTCATAATATCCACCAGATCGAACAGGTTCTGCTCCCGGCCCGCAAAGATCCGGGCGGACGCGCCGTCTCCCAAAAGGCGGTCCAAGATGGAAACCATGAACGTTTCCAGCTCCAAAACAGATTCCGGATCCGTCCGGCTTCTGTACTGATTGGCCTTTTCCTGCGCCTGTCTTCCCCATTCCACAATGCTTTGGATGGTTTTGGGATTGACGGAGATGTCAAAGAGATTTCCGGCAATATCCAGATGCAGGGCATGATCCCGAAATTGAAAGGTTGCCATATTGTGTCCTCCTTAAGCGGTAATTTCCGTTTTGGGTGTGAAGCTCCGGGTCTGGGTGTTGAATTCCCCGATTTCGGCGTCGCTCTGGGCGTTGAGATTCCCGTCCAGAGACATAATTTCACCGCCTCCGCCGCTGATGGTGGAAATCTCAATATCCACCCGGAACCTGCGGGCGTAGAAGGTGTTTTCCTGTCCCTGAATTGGCTGATAAAGCCGCACCCGCACATAGTTGGTCTGCTGTCCAAGCCGCTGCTCCTCCGCCACGTCCCGCAGATACTCCATCACCCGGTCATTCTGATACATATCCGCGGTAATGGGAAACTGGGTCTGATAGCCGGTGGTGATAACCGAGGCGGACTTATTGGCCGTGTAATGCTTTTCAGTGGTCTGGGCGTTGGGGCTCTCGTCAATGTTTTCAAAGGTGCGCATGACCTGGTAATCAGGCTCCTCTCCGGTTCCGATATCCAGATAATCCGCTACCAGGTATCTGTAAATAGGCGTTCCATCCATGTTCATCATCCTTTCCTTTCGGTCATTCCGGTCATTCCGGTCATAAAGTCGGGCGCGTCCTGGTAATAGACCATCCGGCACTGCATCTGATAGCGTCCGGTCTTGTTTTGGCTCCCCTCCAGCAGATAGCCCGGGTTCAGTATCTCTACCGAAAGCGCCCGCCTTCCCTTTGGGAGCGCGGGTAGATCGCCCTTGCGGGAGTGCTCCCGCAGCCATTCCTCCAGTGCGGAGAAAAAGCCCAGATTGTTCAGATTCATCAGATGGTCGATGCTGTAGAGCTTCCGACTGGAAAGGACGAATTCATACTGCCGCTGGCTGGCGCCGCCGGTATATTCCCTTAAGAGCGCCTCCGCTGGCACGGTGTCCATGGAGTAGCTGTCCGGCTTTTTGTCCAGCCAATCCACCCCCAGGAACCGTTCCTCCCCCAGCACCTCTCCAATGGCCCGGGTGAGATAGCAATACAGGCCCTCCGCCTCGGTTTTCATTCTCCCATCCTCCTTTTAACGGCCTTGAGGAGCGCCGCCTTTTTATCCGCCTTCATTCGTTCAAACCAGTACCGCCCCCGGAGGGGGCCGGTATTGGATTCCCCGGGGCTCCGGCCCCGGTAATACTGCTCCCGGGCATAGGGGGCGATATAGCGGACCTCTCCGGAGCCAATCTCCGTCCCCAGCTGCCCGGACTGTTTCAGCATCCCGGTCTGCATGGGCACATAGGGATCGCTGTACCGGAGGACCTCGCTGTCCAAAAGCTCCTGGGCGGACTGGAACCGTCGCTCTGTCTCTTCCTCAAAGCCCGGATTCCAGGTGAGCTTTGCCTGAACCCGTCCATTTTTCAGCTTGACCCGGACAATCGTCCCCCGGGGCGTCTGAATGGAAAAAGACTTCTTTGCCATCAGACCGCCTCCATCCGGTAATGCTGCACGGCCGGTGAGCCCTGAAGGGAATCGTCCCAGTGATAAACCGCAAATACCCGATCCGCCCCCAGCGCTTCCCGGAGCGCCGCCTCTGTCTCCGCCTCCGGGCCATCCTCCGACAGCACCAGCAGATCGCCCTCCTGCATGGTCCAGCAGCCCGGCTCCCAAAGAGCGGAAGGCCGGTATTGCTTTCCCTCCATATCCGCTCCCACGGGGATATTGACGGTGACCAGGTTTGCGGACTGTAGCCCCCCGCCGTCCAGGGCGGTTTTGCACGCCCGATTCCAGCCGATCCCATGGAACACCGTCCGGAACAGCCGGATCTGCCCGTCCTCCTGCCGGAGGTTGTAGAGGGTGCAGGAGCGGTCAAAAATCCCCACAGCCGCAGCCCTCCCCGCCCCGATAGAGCAGCCCGGTCCCTGCCAGGAATCGCTCCGCTGTCTGCCGCATCCGGACGGACAGGGGCTGTCCGGTCCCGGAGCGGGTATAGCTGTAGCCGGTGGTTGTCTCTCCCGTGAGCTCCCCGCCGGAATCCGCCTGCTTCTGCAGCTCCGCCACCGCGCAGCAGGCCAGGGCCAGCGCCTGCCTCACCGGCTCGCCGGAGGCCCTTGCCGCCCGCCCGAAGGTGATCTGATCCAGATAGGCGCCGGCCAGCAGGGCGAGCCTTGGAAACTCTGTGGCGGAGAGGGCGGTCCCGCCGTAGATCGTCCGGTAGTCCTCATAGGTGGCGTACATGGCTTATGCCTTTCTGCTGCGGGCGGGGAGCGTCCCGGCGCTTCCGCCGGCCAAAGCGGCAATGAAGAGGGAGCGGCGGTTGAACAGCGCCGGCACAAACAGCCCTGCCGCCTTTGTCCAGGTGGTGGGGGGATCCGGCTCGGCGTATTTGACCACTGTCACATACTGCTGAGCGGAGCGGTCCGTCCAGGGGCCCTGCTGGGTTTCCTCCCGGGTGACGCCCCAGAGCCCAGCCCCCAGCCGACCGCCGGGGGCGGAGAAGAAGGTGGCCCGGTTGTCCGGATAAAACCGGTGGGCTGTGATTTTCCCGCTCTTGTCCTCCACGCCGTATTTCAGATCGTTTACAATGATTTCGGTGAAGCCGTACAACTGGCCCAGGAGGGACTGGAGACGTTCCCGGGGGACCAGAACGCCCTCTCCGATGGCGCCGAAAATGGCCTTCTGAACGCTCTTGTTTTTCAGGATGTTGGAGAGCTGCTTCTGGGAGAGTTCCATGCCGGTGAGGATCTGCCCGTTGTCCGCGGCCATGTCGGCGACAGTCTGTATATCCCCCAGGACGTCCGCGTCCTCCCCGGTCCAGTCAAAGCTGAATTCGGTCTGTTCCGCCGGGATTTGATAGTCCATGGTCAGGTTCAGGTGGTTTTCCGCAGCGGTCACCTTTCCGGTGGCAATCAGCTCCTGCTTCATGACCTCCGCCCGGGTGACGACGGATTCCGCCATCCGGCCGATATCGTCATAAATGAAATCAATGATTTCCCCGGCGTCTGAGGAGCCCTGATCCAGATAAAGGGCCTCCCGCTCGTTCAAATCGATCTTGCGCTTGATCAGCATCTTCTCCAGCTCCACCTTGTCAAAGGCGGGGCGGCTGCCGATCTCCGCCTCTGTATTGAGGGCGTGGACGCTGGCCATCACCGGGAGCCCGGCCCCGTCGGAAATCTGATAGAACTTGGCCTTCAGGCTGCGGGTCTTTTCATCCGGGAACAGCCTGTTCCCCGGATACTGGGGCCGGACAACGCTGAAATTCTGAGAATATTCCAGCAGCTCGGCGTCTGTAATCTGTTCAATGGCAGTCATGTCTGCACTTCCTTTCCTAATAGGGCCGGCGCTCGTCTGGCGCGGCGTCAAAGTGGATTCCGTTTTTTTCCATGGCGGTCTTTGCCTCTTCCCCGGGGGCGATGGGAAGCCGATCCTCAAGCACCCGGCCCGCAATCATCACCGCGCCCTCCACGTCTCCTGTGGTAACGTCAATGTCTCCGAAAACAATGCCCTCCGCCGTGCTGTCATTGGCGGGAAAGATGGTTCCGGAGGGTACGATCCTCCTTGCGCCCCGAATCTGTCCCATGGTCTGAAGGAATTGCCGGGTTTTCAGGGTTTTCCCCACCTCGCTCCCCAGCCAGTTGGGGGCGCTTTCCCCCTGAGTGAATGTAATGTGTGCCATACACGTTCCTTTCTGCCGGATGCGCCGGCCTTTTATTTGGTTTCTGCCCCGGGGATGAACTGCCATGTGTAGCTTTTGGCCCGGGCCGCACCCCTGCCGGGAGGCGGAGGCGGCGGTGCGCTGTTTCCCCTGGCCGCGCCCGCCGGAGCGGCGAAGGCCTCCGGATCCGTCTTCCGGTATTCCTGGCAGAAGCCCTCGAAGCCGGACAGCTTTCCCTCCCTGACCTCCAGCCCCTTTGCCTTCAGCTCCGCCAGGAAGGCCCGCTCGGCGCTTTTGCTGGTAAAGAGCAGATTCTGCTCCGCGACCGCCCCCCGCATGGCCGACTCATACTCCCGATCCGCAAGCTGCTTTTTCAGGCCTTCAGTTTCCTGGGCGTATCGGGTCTGGAGCTCTTCCAGCCGGGCCTGCAGCTCCTCCGAGCCCTTTGCCCCCTTCTTCATGGCTTCCATGTCCTTGTCCCGCTGGGCAAGCTGGGCCTGCGCCGCTTCCAGCGCGGCCTTTGCGGACGCCTCCGCCGCCCTGCTTTCCTCCATGGCCTGGGTATGGAGGGTCGCAATCTTCTCCGCCTGCTCCCCGGGGATGCCCATTGCGATCAGCTCTTCTTTTGTCATCTTCCTGTCCTTCCTTTCACTTTCTCAGCTGTTTTCCCGCCCGCTCCCGAAAATAATCCCTTTGCAGGCCGGTTTCCTTCAGGTAGTCCCGTATCCGTTCCTGCCATTCCCGCACCTTTGCCCGCGCCTGGGAAGAATCCTGCCCGGCGGCTTCCAGAGCGGAGGCCTCCCGCTTCCACCTGCGGATGCCCCGCTCCATAGCCCGCTGCTTCTGGGTGGCTTCGTACAGGGGGATTGGCTTCCCCTGATAGGGGACGGTGCGGCGACTGAGGGCCTTCAGCGCCTTTTCCCCCAACGCGTCCTCCGACAGTCCGGGGAAAAAGGGAAACCAGTCGTGGCGGCAGTTCCAGCCCTTAAAGCCGTCCCCGGAGCCATATCCGATAGAAGAAAGGGAGAGATACCCTCGTTCCCCGCGCAGGCTGACCTTTTTTCCCTGCCAGGCGGCGTGGGAGGGCCGGGCCCCGGCGTGGGCGGTGAGCTCCATGAGGTCCGCCCCCAGCTCTCGGGCGCGCTGAAGGCCGATTTTCCCCGTTGTCTGGGAAACTCCTGTCAGAACCGCCCGCCGGGCGGCTACCTCCAGAGAATCCACATGCCCGGTGGGATACCGGATCGCTGAGAGGCCCGAGGCACACAGGGAGCGGATCGCCTCCCGCACCGCCGCCTGATAGCTGAACCCGCCGGAGGAAATCTGCATCCAGGCCCGATCCAGCGCGGCAATGAACTGCTGCTGTCCGGCGCTGGCTGTGGTGCGGGTCAGATTCCGGAAGAGCCCGCCGGTATTCGACAGCCCGGCCTCCAGAAGCTGAAGCAGCACGGGAGAATCCGCCAGCGCCCCGGGAGACAGGCCCGCCGCCCGGTAGATGCGATCGTCGTAAGCAAGGGTTTTCTCCCCGGCGCGCTCAAACAGCTCCCGGAGTTCTCCCTGGGCGCGGCCCGTATAGCTTGAGAGAGTCTGCATCACATATTCGTACTGCGCCCCCATGGCTTTCAGCCGCTCCCGCTGGTGCAGGACGGTGTCCGTCACCCGTGCCTCTTTGGCAATGCGGCGGGCCATGTCCGCCAGAATGTCCTCCTCTGCCTGTAAATAGAGCGCCAGCACCCCCTCCGGCATCCGGTCAAGCTCCTCCGGGGTCAGCATCTATCCCGCCCCCCTCCGGAAAAGCCCATATAGCCATCGTCTGTCCGCTCTCCCCCGGTGATCTGCTTGGCCTCCTCCTCTGTGAGATGATAGTAGGTCATGGCGTACATCCATTTCGGGAGGATCCCCTCCCGGACATCCTGCAGCATCAGCTGGCGGCGGGTTTCCTGGTCGGTGAGAATGCTGTCCTCAAAATGGCTGACCGCCTGCACCTTCTCCGCAGGATATTGATAGGCGTACGCCGCCCACACCCCCATCCCATAGGCCAGCTGCTGTAAGGCGCTTTCCAGCTGATCCTGCACGGATTTCACCGTGGAGTGGAAGCGCTGCTTGGAGGCCTTGATCTCTGTGGCGGTCATTTCCACCGTCTGGGGGTCGGACAGAATCCCATAGGACAGGCCGCACTGAAACTCAATCCGCTTAAACATCTCGTTCAGCCCCCGGAACAGGGAGGAATCCCGGATTTCCGGCGAAAATACCTTGATGGGCATCTCCCTGCCGCTGTCCGGGTCAAAGTCATAGGCCCGGTAAAGCCGCTCCTTTCCTGCGGGCATATGAAAGCGCCCCCGGGTCTGCCGCAGGAGATCCGCCGGCACGTCCAGCGCCAGCTCGGAGCCCTCATATTCCCAGAGGATCCGCCTCCACTGATCCTCCGACTGGAGGATCAGCTCCACCGCGTCTCCATAGCAGGAATTCCCCCAAGCGGCGCTCCGCCTGGTCCCGGCGTTGGGGTACCGGAACACGGAAAAGAGAGGGCGATCAATGCCGGAAAGGGTCAGTTCCTCCTGTAAATCCGCCCATTCCGGAACGGACGCCAGGGGGATTTCCCGGCCCGGGCTGTCTCCCTGAAAGGCCCGGTTCCGGATCTGGTAGATCCCGCCGCTCTTCAGGCTGTGGTACTCCAGCCGCAGAAACCGATCCCGCCCCCGAACCAGGTAATCCCCGAAGATTCCGCCGGTCACCTGCCCCGCCCCGTCTATTTCCGTGGGGCAGAATCCGCCGGGGCCCACAAAGTCAACCAGGATTTTCCCATCCCCAAACCAGGGCTTGAAAATCCCGGTTCCCAGGGCGCAGCCCTCCTTCAGCCAGCGGCGCTTCAGGGAAGGGAGGATCCGCTGATACTGCTGATCCAGGAACTGCCGGGTCTGTTCGGATCCTGCGGAGATCTGGCTTTGAAATTCAATCAGGGTGGTTCGGGCGATCTCCCCGGAGATGGACGCGGGAAGATGCAGGGAACGCGTCCGCTCCGGACAGCGATCCTGGGCGCCCTCCTCCCGGTACAGGCCCTCCCAGAGCCTCGCCTGTTCCTCCTCCGCCCCGGATCCGGCGGGGGATACCCCGAATACCTTGGCCCATGAATGCTGCATGTCCCTTCCCTCCCTTCTTCGGAACAGTCCGGATATCCATTCAAACACCTGACGATCCCCCCTCTCCCCTCCGGGAAGCCCGGACCAGCCGGTTCAGATACCGCTCCCAGGAATACTCGAAGGCGTCCAGGGTGTCAATATCGCTGGTGCCGTCGTCCAGCCGTTCGTCCTCCAGCTTCCGATCGTCATACACGGCGGCTTCCAGGGCCTGCTCCAGGCTGGCGCAGTCCCGGGTCAGGAAGAGACGCCCCTGGGCCATCAGGATATTTTCGCAGCGCACCCGGTCCATGATGGGACGCTTCAGGCTGTTCCGCACCGGGAGCTCCGTCCGTACCGCAAGTCCGTTTTTCAGGGTCTGCTCCGCGCTGTCCGAGTAGACGGCCCGGATCTCCCTGCCTGGATACTGCCTGGCGATATGCTTCTCAAACGCCAAAAAGAGCTGGTAAAAGTCCTCCGGGGTCAGCCCCTGGGCCTTGTGCCGCCGGGTAGAAAGGGCGGTCACCCTGGAATAATCCTCCTTGATACCGCTGGCGGCGAACGCGAACCAGGAGCGGGTCCCGCCGATATCCACGCCGATTTGGATAAAGTCAAAGTCCGGGGAATCGGTGTAAAACTCCTCCTTGTGCTCCGCGAAGTAAGGATATACGGCCCCCTGTGCCGCGCACCGTTTCCCCTCAATGTCCCGCATATACCACAGGCTCCCGGGGACATACTGGCTGATAATCTCCGCCCGCCGGGACTCCGGAAGGCTGGCGTTGTCGAAGATGGTGAAATGCTGGTAGTTGTACCCGCCGATCAGCTCTCCCTGCTCGGCCCGTTCCTGGTACCTGTCCAGATAGTTCCGGTAGATGGGCGCTCCAGGATTGTCCGGGTTTAGGTCCCAGAAGATTTTCCGCTTCCTGGCGGCAAGCTGGCGGTTGAAGGCCTCCCGGATGGTATTGTCATGGTGGAGATTGATCTCTGTGGCAATCCAAAGCCCGTAGGAATTGCCCCGGATTTTCTTATAGCTGTCCGCCTTTGCCCCGCCGGCGAAAATAACCACCCGCAGTCCTTTCGAGGTACGGACATACAGGCATTCGTTGCCCTTGAATTTCCCCCAGCGGCAGCGGCCGCGGAATTGATATTCCAGCCCATAGCCGTTGGCGTCTCCGATGTTGAGCTTTGCGTTTGCGGAGGTGGAGCCGGTTGCCAGATGGATCCGATCCGGGGAACGCTCCAGCTCATAGGCGAAGGCGGTTACATTGTCAATGGTCTTTCCGGCCCGGACGGCTCCCTCCGCCACGTTGATAAGGCTTTCACGACAGGCGCGTATGTACTTCTTATGTTTCATGGTCCAGACCGGATAGAGCGTTCTCACCTTATTCATCCCGATCCACCTCGTCTGCAATCGCCTGCGTATCCTCCAGCTCTGCATCCTCCCCCGACCTGATGGACAGCTCCCGGACCTTCAGAGCCTTATCGAGGGCCACGCCGAACACCGTGGCAAGCTGCGGAATGGAAAGGGAGTCCAGCTCGCTCCGGTTTATCTGGGGATTCAGCCGTTCCTCCAGCACATAGTCGCAGAACCGCTTGACGCTGGATGCTTTCCCATCCATATAAGCAAGGATATTTTCCGTATCCTTCTCCTTTTTTTGCTGGAGAATTTGTACGATCTCCGGCGTCTCCCGGAGCAGGCGGCGGACAGTGTCCCGACTGACGCCGTTAACTCGCGCCGCTTCAGAAAGATTCTGGCTTTCAATGAAATCGGCAAGTATTTTTTTCTTTTCCGCGTCTGTCAGCCGTTTAGCCATCCTGTCCGCCCTCCTTTCGTTAAGGTATGTGTTTTATAATGCCAATCTGCGGTATCCGGATTAGATGATCAATCTCTGCTGTTCCTGTTCCAGCTGTATGGCATCCAGTCTCAGCCTTGCCCGTTCAAAGTAGATCGGCTCCTTCTCAATCCCGATAAACTTCCGGCCTGTGGAGATACAGGCGGCGCCGGTGGAGCCGGAGCCCATAAAGCAGTCAAGAACCGTTCCTCCCGGCCTGCTGGATACCTTGATGATACGTTCCAGAAGTTCAACCGGCTTTTGACAGGTATGCAGGCGATTGACAGACGACACCGGAGGAACGTGCCAGACATTACAGTGCTTTGCGTCGCATCTGTGAACGGGACGAAGGCTTTCGTACTGTTCCCTTAAGCTTTCGTACTGATTTCTCAGATTCTCATATTCGTTCCGCAGGCTTTCATATGCTTTTGAAAATCCCAGCGGCATATAAACGGATTCCCAGACCTTCTGCGTTGGAATCTCAAACTGTGAATCCTGAAAGTAATGACTGAGCATGTACGGCTTTCGCCCAGTAGCCTCCTGATAGCTATGGGCAATATCCTGGTTCGTAAGACCAAGCCGCTCTTTTTCCGCTGCATACCACTCTTTCAGCGGACGATAACATTCCGGGTTGCTGTTGATTTGCGCAAGTCCCGTCTGCTTCCAGACTTTTTCTGCATTCTGCGGGGCATTGAAAAAGTGCAGGCAGTACTCGCAGATATTGAACCAGCTGCGGAGGGCAGTCTCTGATTCCGGATCCCGATTGAGCCAGGTCTTTGCCCGGTAGGAGTCTCCCTTGTCCCAGATACAGAAGCTGACCAGCTGGAAAGAGGTGCGCTTTTTGATTTCCACCAGCAGCTCCGCAATATTTGAAATATCATTTTGCCAGAAATAGAGAACCCCGTTTTCCTTAAGCACGCGCTGGCACTCTGTCAGCCATGAAATGCTCCAGTCTATGTAGTTGTCAATTCTGTCCCAGCTGTTTACGCGTCTGTGACCCTGATGCTCGGTTGTCACGCCGATGTTATAGGGCGGATCCGTAAGCACAAGGTCAACGCTTTTGTCCGGAAATCCGCGCATGATTTCAAGGAAGTCCCCCTGATACAGCTCCATCCCTCCGCCCTCCTTTCCAGCATAAAAAAATAGACTTAGGATTGCTCCTAAGTCTATTGTAAAAGGGCGGGCTGTCCTTTCGCGAAACTATTTTTTCTGATTATGGATTTCCTCGAGCCTGATTTCATACCCCAATTTTCGAAGCGCAAAAATCATGTTGTGATCCAAATAGAAAGGGGTTCCTTGGCTCAATCGATAGATTTTGCTTGGGCTCAGTCCGGTTTGTATACTCATTTTTCTGGCAGACTGCTGATTCATCACATCCGAAATTTCATCGAAAATCATACGCATCCTCCCTTGGATTGCTTCTGAATCTATTTTGCCAGATCAGACTGCCCTTTCGCGAATCAATTTCAAAGAGCCACAAATCCAAAATAGCCAGACTACAACACCGCCAGATGGCTTTTGGCCACTCAGCCCTCTGAATCCTGCTGTCCCTCAGTCAAATATGCGCCCTCCTGCTCCATTCTCTGACGAATTGCTTTAACAATATAATCATTCAGCGATTCCCCAACAGCGGCGGCGGCCTGCTCAATTTTTTCCTTTTCCCCCTTTTTTACAAAGGGATAAAGACGGTCATAGGCTTTTGCATTATATTTTCTCTTTGCCTTTGTCGATGCGGCGGGCGGCGTTTTATATTCGTCCATTTGAATCCCTCCTGAGTACGACTTTATTGTATCCCAAAATATATACTAACGCAAGTATAAATGTGCACAATTTTCGTGTTTATCTTTGTGCAGATTTCCTCTTGAAATTATACTTGCGTTAGTATATACTATTACCTGTAAGGCAAGAGAATCCTTCTCTTTCTGAAAGGAAGTGAGGAAATGGAAGAAAGCATGACAAATGCCGAATTCGACGCTTTTCTGGAAACGCTCGCCCAACTGATTGAGTCCAAAGCAAAAACGGTTCAGGAAGCGGCCGAGATTATCAGAGACAAGAAAAGCAAATAAAACAGGGCAGCGGCCCCACGCAAGGAACCCGCTGCCCCTCCCACAAAAGGTGAGCCGGAAGCCTTACTCCGGCCACCTTTATTTTATCAGATGCAAATTGTGAAATCAATCCCCCTTATCCAGCCGAATCTCATACCCCATACGCCGGAGAGCGAACACGGTGTTATAGTCCAGATTAAAGGGTAATCCATTGGTCATCCTCGCGATCTTATTTCGGCTCAGGCCCATTTGGTTGCTGAGAGCCTGATTGGAACGTTGATGCATCACCTCAGCGATTTCATCAAAAATCACGGCTGTTCACCTCCCTCCATCAATTTAATCTGGCGGATATCCTTCCCGGAAAAGCGTACGCACTTGTACAATGTCAGCAGCCTGGAGGCAATCCGGCTGGTGAAGCGGCGCTCCAGCTCCTGCGGGGACAGATTGGTGCTGATGATCACCGGCCGCTGTCCGTTCAGCCTGGTATTGATCAGGTTGTACAATGCCGACTGATTCAGCTGGTTCTCCGTTTCCGCGCCCAGGTCGTCCAGGATCAGCAGATCCGCAGACAATGCCTGCTCCAATGTATCCGCGCCTCCTCCACACTGAAAAACACCCGCTTGCCCAGCCGCTTCGCCAGCTTTAGCTCCTGCCTGGCGCCGTCGCTCTCCTGCCAGTCGGGGAGCATGTACACCCCGTCGCACTCGGAGAGCATGGCGGCGGTGATCCGCAGATAGGCGGCATGGCTGAAGCCTTCTGCCGGCAGCACCGCCGGGGAGAGCACCGCCTCCGCGTATGGGAGGAGCTCCCATCTGGCCCGATCGAACTTGCCTATGTATAGTCACCACAGGTGAAAAGCGGTAGAAAGGGCATCGTCAAAGGAAGGTGCAGAGGGAAGGA